TTTGATAGACCTATAGACAATCAAGACAAGATTATATCTAGCACTGGATCAAGAGAAGAATTATGGGGTGAGAATGTATATTTTAATGAGTTACTGCAAGAAGTTAGTAAGGGAGATATCGTGGCATTTGCTCCAGATAGCGAGTATGAGTTTAGAATAGACGGAGAGATACTATACAGAATGTACAACAAGAACATATGTCTAAAAAAATAGAACTTATTAATGCAGCAAAGATTGCTGTTGATGAACTTATAAAGGTACTAAAAGAACCTATTATAACCCATGCAGAGGACGATATATCTGCCGATAAGTTGAAGAATGCTGCATCTGCAAAGAGGCTAGCGTTTGAGGATGCGTTGTACATGTTAGGAAAGATTGACGAACAAGAAAATAAAGATAATCAGCCTGATGTTGCTCAAGTAGACTTTGGTAAGTCTGGTTTTGCAGAGGTAAGGGCAAAAGCTAAGAATGGAAAATAATCTATATACAGTTTTGGAAGACTGCGTAAGCAAGTCAATAATCTCTAACAAGAATAAGAGAAAGAACTGGGAGTATGGATATAATAAAGAGTATGACATTGTCGTTATATCGAAAGATGGTACGATAGGTGATATATACAATATAAGCGGACTAAAGGTAGCCTTACCATCAGTTCCAGAAAAAGTTGAAGACAGAGGTAATCGATGGCAATCGAAAGAATACCCAAAAGAACTTCAAAAAATAAAAAGTATATTCGATTGGAATAGAAGGGACAACGCATTTAAGATACAATACGTTGACTATATTGAGCAGGAGTTTGATAGAAGGGACAATGGGTTTTGGTTTATAAATAATGGTAAGCCAACATACATCACTGGTACTCACTACATGTACTTGCAGTGGACCAAGATAGATATCGGGCTTCCAGACTTTAGAGAGTCAAACAGGATATTTTATATATACTGGGAGGCATGCAAGGCTGATACCAGATCTTTTGGTATGTGTTACTTAAAGAACAGACGTTCTGGATTCTCGTTCATGAGTTCTGCCGAGACCTGTAACACAGGTACTATAGTAAGAGACTCTCGTATAGGCATACTATCAAAAACTGGTAGTGATGCCAAGAAGATGTTTACAGACAAGGTGGTTCCTATAATTAGAAACTATCCTTTCTTCTTTAAGCCAATACAGGATGGGATGGACAATCCAAAGACTGAGTTGGCGTTCCGAGTTCCAGCTAGTAAGATTACTAGAAAGAACATGGACGAGGAGAAGACTGAGGACATTGAAGGTCTTGACACGACAATTGACTGGAAGAACACAGCAGACAACAGCTACGATGGCGAGAAGTTGCTTCTGCTTGTTCATGATGAAAGTGGTAAGTGGGAAAAGCCAGAGAACATATTAAACAACTGGAGGGTAACCAAGACTTGTTTGAGATTAGGTGCAAGAGTTATTGGAAAGTGTATGATGGGTTCCACATCTAACGCACTTCCAAAGGGTGGAGAGAACTTCAAGAAGCTATACAACGATAGCAATGTGTCTCAAAGATCTGCTAACCATGAGACAAAGAGTGGACTATATTCTTTGTTCATACCTATGGAGTGGAACGTTGAGGGGTACATAGATGAGTTTGGATGGCCAGTTTTCGATAATCCAGAAAAACCAGTAACTGGTATAGATGGAAACAAGATTGAGATGGGAGTTGTTACATGGTGGAACAACGAGGTAAGCGCATTAAAGTCAGACTCTGACGCACTTAATGAGTTCTACAGACAGTTCCCTAGAACTGAATCTCACGCGTTTAGAGATGAGTCTAAGCAGTCTGTGTTCAACCTTACAAAGATATACCAACAGATCGACTATAACGACTCTCTAATTAAGGAGAAGTTCTTAACTAGAGGATACTTCCACTGGAAGAATGGTGAGAAAGATACTGAGGTTGTATGGACACCAGATAAAAATGGTAGGTTCTTGGTGTCTTGGATACCAAAGCCAAATTTAAGGAATAATGTTGTAACAAGAAATGGTAAAAAATATCCAGGTAATGAGCATATGGGAGCGTTTGGTTGTGACCCTTATGACATATCGGGAGTTGTTGGGGGAGGTGGCTCTAACGGTGCTCTCCATGGTATGACAACGTTCCATATGTCTGACGGTCCAACAAATGAATTCTTTCTAGAGTACATAGCTAGACCTCAGACTGCTGAGATATTTTTTGAGGATGTGTTAATGGCTTGTCATTTTTATGGGATGCCTATACTAGCAGAGAACAATAAGGCTAGGTTATTGTATCACTTTAAGAATAGAGGATACAGAGGTTTTTCTATGAATAGACCAGACAGGAATTTAAATAAGATGTCAAAGACGGAACTAGAGATTGGTGGAATACCTAACTCAAGCGAAGACGTAAGACAGGCACACGCATCTTGTATAGAGTCATACATAGAGGAATACGTTGGATTTGATATTGAAGGAACATACAGAGATCCAGATACTATTGGTTCAATGTATTTTAATAAAACTTTAGAAGATTGGGCTAGATTTGATCCTAACAATCGTACAAAATACGATGCTTCAATTAGTTCTGGTTTGGCTATTATGGCAAATAGAAAGCATATGTTTACTCCAGAGAGAAAAGAATCAAAAATTAGTATTAAATTTGTAAGATATAACAACCAAGGCAGTCAAAGCAAAATTATAGAATAGAATGGAGAAACCATCTGTTATCATATACCAAAACCCGTTCCCAAGCCAAATGGTTTCGGAAGAAGAGAAGCAAACCGCTGAGTATGGTTTGAAGATCGGTAAAGCCATTGAGGGAGAGTGGTTTAAGAGAAAGAACAATACGTGTAGATTCTATGATCAATGGGGTGAGTACCATAGACTTAGACTTTATGCTCGTGGGTTACAACCAGTTCAAAAATATAAAGATGAATTAGCTATTAATGGTGACATGTCTATGATGAACTTAGACTGGACACCAGTTCCTATTATACCTAAGTTTGTTGATGTTGTTGTCAACGGAATGTCTGACAGATTATTTAAGGTTAGAACTGAAGCTCAAGACGTTATGTCTGCCGAGCGTAAGAACATATTTCAGGAAATGATCGAGTCTGACATGATAGCTAAGGATTTCTTGACAATGACAAAAGAGCAGTTCGGAGTAGACGCTTTTAACGTTGATCCAGAAGAACTTCCTAGCACCGATGAGGAGCTAGAGCTGTACATGCAGATCAAGTACAAGCCAAGTATTGAGATAGCTAACGAGGTTGCTATTGATACTGTATTTGAAATGAACAGATACGATGAACTTAGAAAACTAATGAACTATGATTTAGTTACTATAGGTGTGTCTGTCGTTAAGCATTCTTTCTTAATCAATGACGGACTAAAGGTTGACTATGTTGATCCAGCTAACTGGATTCATAGCTATACCGAAAAGAATGACTTTTCAGATTGTTACTACTTTGGTGAGGTTAAGCAGATGCACTATACTGAAGTTCTTAAAATTGATCCAACGTTAACTGAGGAGCAACTAAACGAAATCAGAAATAGTAGTGCTGCTTGGTATACTTACTTTCCAATTATAAGAAACTATCAAGACGATTACTTTACAAATGAGATCGTAACTCTTATATACTTTAACTACAAGGCAAGCAAGAAGTTTGTTTGGAAAAAGAAACTACTTGAGAATGGCGGAGAGAGAGTAATTAGAAAGGGTGACGAGTTTAATCCACCTATGGAGGATGGAATGCCATTTGAAAGAGTTGAGGCAGTTAGAGATGTTTGGTATGAAGGTGTTCTTGTAGCTGGTACAAACATTATCCTTAAGTGGGAGATGATGCGCAACATGGTTCGTCCAAAGTCAGCATCTCAGAGAGCATATCCAAACTACGTTGCATTTGCTCCTAGAATGTATAAAGGATCTATGGAGTCTTTAGTTAGACGAATGATACCATTTGCTGATCAGATTCAGTTAACACATTTAAAGTTACAACAGGTAACTGCAAGAGTGGTTCCAGATGGTGTATTCATTGATGCCGATGGTATTAATGAAGTTGATCTTGGAACTGGTGCTGCTTACAATCCAGAGGATGCATTAAAGCTTTACTTCCAAACAGGTAGTGTTATTGGTAGAAGCTATACTCAAGATGGTGAGTTTAACAACGCTAGAATTCCTATTCAAGAACTAAGCACAAACAGTGGTCAAGCCAAGATGTCATCTTTGATTAACAACTACAACCACTATCTAAATATGATTAGAGATGTGACGGGAGTTAATGAGGCAAGGGATGGAAGTATGACACATCCAGATGCATTGGTTGGTATTCAAAAGATGGCAGCTATGAACTCAAACACTGCCACTAGACACATCTTAGAAGGAAATCTAAATATTACAAAAAGATTAGCCGAGTGCGTATCTATTAGGGTAGCAGATATACTTGAATACTCTGACTTTGCTGAAGAGTTTGCTATGCAAATTGGTAAGTATAACATGACTATTCTTGAAGAGATTAGAGACCTATACTTATTTGACTTTGGAATATTTATTGATCTTGATCCAGATGAGGATGAAAGACAAATGCTCGAGGCAAACATTCAAGTTGCTCTACAACAACAAACAATTGACCTAGAAGATGCTATTGATATTCGAAACATCAAGAACATTAAGTTGGCTAATGAGTTGCTGAAGATGAAGAGAAAGAAGAGAATGGAGAAGCAACAGCAAGACAAGCAGATGGAATTCCAAATGCAAATGCAGACTAACATGCAGTCTCAGCAAGCTGCCGCTGAATCCAAGGCTCAACTTTTACAGATGGAGGCTCAAAGCAAAATTCAGATCAAAGAGGCTGAGGCTAACTACGAGATAATGAAAATGCAGGCTGAGGTTGAAATGAAAAGACAGCTTATGGATCTTGAGTTCCAGTATAATATGCAACTTAAAGGTTTAGAAGCGGATCAATTAAAAAAGAGAGAAGAGGACAAAGAAAAAGCAAAAGATAAAAGAGTTGATTTACAGGCATCTAGACAATCAGAGCTTATAAATCAAAGAAAGAATAATCTTCCTCCAATTGATTTTGAAAGTACTGAAGATTCTCTTGATGGATTTGATTTAGAATCTTTTGGTCCTAAATAATTATGGCATATATAGAGCATAATTTTTTTCCATTAA